ATAATGTTTCCCATGATTTTGGGCTATAAATAGAATTTTTTGATTTAGCAGATAAATCATTCGAAGCGGAAGTAGTTAATTGAGTATATACTTTTAAAGTTAATGTTATTTTACCGTTAACTTTGACAATGCCCGGATGCAAAAATGCTTTTGAATATAATTTGCCATCTAATTTAGGTACCTTTAAACCTAATGGATTATTCCCAACATAAAACATACCGATATCACCAAAGCCTATATAATTAACACCTTTTCTTTTATATATATCTTCAACTATATTTAAATCTAATGTTAATGGAATTAATGTTTTTGAATATATCGATCCCGTTTTATTTAAATCAGCTAAATATTCAGGGGTTACTTCTAAACTTCCGTTATCTGTAAGGGTAGCTCCCCCTGCAATTGCCTTCTCTATAAAGTCATTAAATTTCTTGCTCTCTTTTATTTGAGTTATTAAATTAGTTTTATTTTTATTATTAATAATTCTAGATGTAGAAGTATTTTTTTTAGTGTAATTATGAATATTTAAAGAAGTTAATCTATCTGCCTTGTTTGATTTTATTTCAAATTTTACAGTTACATCTTTATACTTAAATTCAACATCAGTTTCGTGCGAACCTACTCCTGCTCCTTTTACGGATATTAACTTAAAGTCTTTATTATTAATTGACTTTATTGTATCTATAGCTAAATTTTCTGCTACATTCCCCCTTTTGCCAGAGGCTGTAACTTGTAATGTTTCTAGAGCATCTGCAATCGGTTTTAGATAAGTATCATACATTTCATTGTATAAGTCATTACCTAATTTTTTATTCCATGTGTCTTCTATATCTAATAATCCTTTCTTCCTTTTAGTAGCAGTAGGTTGAATTATTTGGCTAATCATTCCAGTAATAATGTTAACTACTTTTTTATCAGTTATATTTTCATTTAATTGTACTGATAATTTTTCATTTAATACTTTAGAAAATTTAACATTCCCCCTATCAGCTTGCCTTTCAAAATCAACTGCAAAATTTTCCGCAATTTCAACACCTTGTCTTTGTTGATTAGCGCTAAGGGCTTCAAATATTATTCCGCCATTTGCAAGATCCTCATTTATTATATCAAAAGCGGCTTCCTCTGCAACAGCTTTTGCTAAAGATTCTTTTCTACCTCTTAATGGATTACCATCAGGGCCAATTACTTGATCAAGGAATTGCGAATCTGATATATTATTATTTACATTAGGTAATCTTCTAACTAATTCAGCCCCTGACGTTCTACCTGCTTGATCTGTAGTAGTTTTTTCTCTATCAATTTTTTTGCCAACCCATTCAGGGAAATTAGTCCACTTGCCATCAATTTGTTTCTGAATAGCAATAGGCATTCCTCCTTGACCGTCTTTACCCATTAACCATGTTGTAGTCATGTTTTCAAGAACATACTGTTTATTGTCTAATAACCAATTTTGAAGTTGATTATCTTTTTTACCGCCCATAGCGGTTTTAACATCAATATCCAATTGTTTACCAATCTCATCTCTAATCTCAGAAATTAATGGCGTAATTGTTCTATTCAGCGATATAGGTGCATCAATTCTAGATTTTAATGTTCTAACAACAGATATAATCTTCTTAGTAGCCGACTCTAAGACATCTGGGGCAAAAACTTTTAATTCTAATACATTCTTATACTTTGGTTTTTCTTTAGCCGTTTCAGCAAATCCTTGATCAGCAGTCTCGGTTGCCATTAAACCTTTTTCTTCCGATGCATCCTTACTAAACTGCTTACCTAATATTCTTCTAGACGTGGCAATAGCTCTAACGGGCAAGTACTTATTTATCCAGGCCGCTAATGGTGTCCCCGATTCTGGCTTGTATTTTGTAATTAAATCTAAAATACCGCCAACCCCAGTTTCAATTTCATCTGTAAGCAATTCTCTGTCAAAATCGGGAGCGTCTCTACGCTTATCAACTATTTTATTAGTAATAGGCTTAAATAACTTTATTATTTCCGCAGCACCTTCTCTTCCCTTAGTTTCATAAATTTGTTGTACTTTATTAGAAGAAATTGAACCACTTTCATTTTTGATTATTTCTTTAACAGTATCTTCTTCGCTTACTTCTTTTTTAATAGTTGGGGTAGTTCCTTCTTTTGCAATTGCTCTTTTAAGTTCGCCTTCTAATTTTCTTACTTCTTGGTCGTATTCATACGGATCATAATCACCTTCGCTTTCTTCAAGATCTGCAATCTTTTCTTTTACTAATTCAACAGGAGTTTTAGACATCGCCTCTTTAATTCCGGTATCTATTCCTTTTTCTTTTAAAGCGAGTGCTCTTTCTGATAATATTCCTTTTGTAGCGTTTTTATGATAATCTTTTACAAAATTATATACATCCGCTCCACTTTTAAAATCTAATTTACGGAATCCTAATTTTTTGTATATAGGTTGTAAAAACGTCTTCCACATCGTTAAAAAAGAAGTATCTGAATACTTTATCTCTTTTTTATCTAATGCTTCAAAAAACTGAGTAAGATATTCGTCAGGAGCATTCGCAAGATCTTCTTCCGTATATCCTCTATCTTTTAATCTTTTTTCAATTACAGTTCTTTCTTTTGTACTTAATACATCTAAAAATTTATTTTTTAAATTAACACCTGCCTCACTATTTGAAAAGGAAGACTTTAATATTTTATGTAGTAATTCATGCCTACCTACACTATCCCCTTCCTCAAAATTTTCAGCAACCGTTTTATTAATTACAATCTGATCGCCAATTGCAAACCCTGCTTCTTTAGTCACATCTCTTGCTTCGCCTTCAAATTTATTAATAGCATGATATTTATTATATGCTTTTTGTAAGTCTTCTGGAGTATTGAAAATTTCTACTATTTTATTCTCGCCAATACCGTTTGTTATTTCCGGGACTTTTTCTGTTGTAGCCAATTTAGTTACTAATTCAATCTCCTTTGCTGCATTAGTTACTCTTAATTGATTATTATATAATTCAACAGCTTTACGATCTATAATTTCTGGTTTAGGAGTTGAAGTATCATTATTCTTTTCATTTTCCTTTATTAAATAATTAGTAGCTTCATTTTTAAAGTTACTTTGCTCTTTATTTGACAATTTATTAAAATCATCAAAGATATAATTGCCTTCAATTATACTAGATTTTCTATCAAATAATGCTTTTGCTTGAAGTTTTAATTCTTCACCCATTGCTTGTTTAACATCGACAGAAATAGCGTTATTATCTGATAATTCTAAATATTTACTTTTAATATCATCCAGATCTGTATTGATGGTATTAATTTCCGTTTTTATATTTTCAGGTAATACATTTATTTTTTCTAGACTACTTCCTACAATAGTCTTATTCTCATCTACAAGTCTATTAACTCGTGATGAAATTATTTTTTTATCTGAGTCGCTTATATAGGGATTAGATAATTGATTTGTAAGTGTATTTATTTCCTTATTTACAGATTTTACTTGATTGTACTCAACAGCTTTCATGTACCCCTTTGCTCCATATACCGGGATAGTATTTGTACCAGCCATTCCGGTAGCAATAATACCAGCATTAGTTATTGCTCTATAATCTAATTCATTTCGAATACCAGAATTTATATCGTTTAATTGATTACCTAATTCAACCGCGCTCTCTTCAGCAACCTCTCCAAGCACTCCTATCATAGGATTCTTTTCAATAGCAGTTTCTAACGTGTTCATTAAACCGTTAGAAACTATTTTCGCTCCTGCGTTAGTGCCTTTGTCTACTAGTATTTTTTTCACTACAGCACCAGATGCTCCAGTAAATAAAGAGCCTAAATAACCTTCTAATAATCCAGAAACAGCAGCGTTAACTGTCCTAGTTTGAACATCCATTTCCGGATTTTCTCTTTGTAATTGATCAGCTTTTGATATAGCAGTAGATGCGGATATACCAGCTAATGCAGTAGAACTACCACCACTAAGCATAGCGGCCATCATCATTGGGAAAGATTGAACAGTACTCCCCACAGTTAATTTGGCAGCTCCTAAATAATTACCATTTTGAATAGCAGTTAATGGATCAACCCCGTTCTTAGTGCTATATTCTTGTATTACTTTATCAGATTTGTTTATTCTTTCTTGCAATATATCCGCAGGGACATTTTTAATCCCAAACGTTTCCATTATGCGTTCTGACGATGCATCTTTAGTTTCCACTCCCGTAATATTGCCAATCAAATCTGCAACTGGATTTGTAAAAACAGCTGCTGCATTATAAATATATTCTGGAGCTTTGTAAAATGATTTAACAATTGTAGAAACTCCTGAGTCAAACGACTCTTTAATAAAATTTGAAAAAGTACTTTCTTCTTCTTTTTTTAAATTATCTTGATATTCAGATATAAGTTTTAAGTCCTGTTTTGGTTTTACTATATCAACAGGCTTAGTAAACTTTACTTTTGGCTGACTTACTTTTTGTATTTTTTGTAAAAACTCAGGTTTAGATCTATCCTCTCCCCAAATATTTGATTGTAATTCCGATGAAGATTTCGCCGGCTTGGATGCCGTACTTTTTACAGTTGCACCCGCATCCTTCTTTGCAACTGGTAATAGCTTTCCCGGCTCTTCAACTTTTACTTGTTCCTCTTTTTTAGGTTTTAATCCTAATTTATTTCTTTTAATAATATCCTCAAACGTTGTATTATTATCTTTAGCGGTTTGATTTATTTCGTCTACTGTATATAAATCGCCTTCTTCGTTAATGTACTCTTCCATATAGTTTTGATTTAATTATTATTTTAATGGTCTTTTTAATGTTCCGCCTATAAATGTTGCCAATGTAGTTGGATTTGTTATGTCTTCCGTGCCTGGTTTTGGTAAACCATCTTTATCATATACGCCCCATCTTCCATCCATTTTCATAAGAGTATATCCTCCTTTTGAAACGCCTCCTTCTCCTGTATCAATAACTTCTTTAATTCGTGCGTTAAAATCTACTTGATTTTTTTGAGTACCTGTTTGACCTGTAGGTTTAGACACTTTAGCAACTTTTTCTTTTGGTTTTATACCAGTAGGAGCATCGGGATTATAATATGCCGTAGTCCCGTCTTTTTGTTTTACTCTAGGTAAATCTCTAACAAGTTCTGAAAAGGCTTTGTCTGTAAGTAATCCTGACAAAATACTTTTTTGTTCATTTGGATCCGTAATTCCTTTAAAGTTTTTATCATACCACCCAGGACCTTGTTGTAATGTATAATCTATGTATGTTCTAAGCCTAGATGTACTATCTGCTCCTATTAATCCGGAAGCCGTAACATTTGATTTTTTATTTATAGCAGATTTAATTGCTCCTTCTTGTAACCTTCTAGCATTTTTCATTTGATAAATATCACCACCAGAACTTGGTAAATCTACTGTATCATAAGTATTTAATAATAGACCTTCATATATATTACCTTTCTTATCTGCTACATCTTGCATAGCTTGAGTATGGAATGTATCTAAACTTTCAACAGGCAATAATAAACCGTCGCCCATTTCTGCATCGGCCTTTAAATATTCTCTAGATCTAATTGGTACATTAAATTTAGTACCATCTTTATGTTCTCCTGATACCTTTAATATAAATCCATCGCCATTTTCGTCTTCTTCAACATCGATGTTTGTATTGTTATACATTGCATTCATACCTCCTAGTATCTCTACTGTAGCCGTATTATTTAATATCTCTGTATCATCTTTGCCGTTAATAACATTACCTCCAGGAGTACCCACTTTACTTGCTTTAGTAGCTAATCTCCAGGTTGCTGTTTGCTGAGCCATTAATTTACTGAAGTTTGCAGCATTACCTAAAGCATTGTCCGCATTCCTAATATTTTTTAAGTATTCTTGTCTTTTTCCTGGATCAGTTTCATTTAACAATGCAATTCTGGAGTCTGCCGCCAAAGTTATTTTTTGTTGAATTATGCCGTATATTTTTTTATCTACAACATCATTAACAGCAGGTTCTTTAGAAGACCAATCCGAAAGTTTATCATTATAATATAAATCCGTTTCATTCTTCCTGTCTTGCAACTTTTGAAGAGTTAACTTTCGTTCCTTTTCTTCTTGACGTTTTCTTTCTCCTCTTACCATAAAACCTTGAGCAAGAGAACTAGCCGCGTCTGCTATAGAAGCGGAAATTATTTCGCTACCTCTACCTGGTTGTATAATTGGTGGACTTTCGTAATATCCCATAACTTATATATTTTTTAATTTATCCTTTACTAGCCATGCTTCCAGCTATACTTCCAACAGCGCTTATAGCTCCACCGATTGCAGCTCCTTGAGCTTGTTTTGCCGCAGCCATGTTTGTTTGCGCTTGTGCTTCTTGTCCAGCTAACCTATTTAATTTAGAAATATCTCTAGATTCTTGTTCACCATATTTAAATTTAATGCCTTCAGTTTCCGCAGTTTGAGTTCTAACACCTTCCATATACTTAGCTTGTTGTACTCTTTGAGCTTCTTCCATTTTCTTAGCTTGCTTATCTGCTTCACCTTGGGCCTTTAATTTTTCATTATCAGCCTCTTGTTTTTCAATGCTAGCAGATACGCCTTGTTTACTTTGCAATGCAGCTTGCGCTAAAGCGGTTGCTCCACCGGCGCTTGCCCCAGTTGCTCTAAGAGTGTCCAATGTATTAGCTAAAGACATATCTGCTTCTTCCGCTTGCATTTTAGCAGCTTGGGTAGCTACACCTAAATTAGCAAAAGGATTACTAACCATACTACTAAGATCTTTAGCTATTCCGCTAAGGTCTTTTACATTAGCATACGGATTAGGTATTGCTTGTCTATTCTTTTCTAACTCTGCAATTTCAGCTGCTTTTCTAGATGCTTCGTTCTTATATCCTTTCGCTGCTTGTCCCGCCTGATTTGATTGAACTAACCCACCGACCAAGGCCGCTCCCCCTCCTATTATTGCTGCTGCTACTGCCATAATTTTATATTTTTTGATAATTCATAAGATGGAGTTTTATCAACATTATACCCCATATTTTCATGTATGTTTAATAAACTTTTATTCCTGCCAATACTTAATATTATTTCTGCCCCTTGACTTCTAGCAACCATTTCTAAAGTAGTTATTAATAGCTCTATAGCTTCTTTTTTATTTTTTTCTTTATAATCAGGATCAGAAACAACCCATTCAATCCATGCTACTTTTGAGTTAGTTAAGTATAAGAACCCTGCAACTGTTGGTACATTATTAATTTCAATCATTATACCGCCCGTTCCGTTTTGTGGTAATGTTTCTTTTGAGGGATTAGTCCCCCAATCTTTCCATGCTAACCACCATTTGACTAATGTGTCCCAATCTGATTCTTGTAATGCTCTTGCTTTTAATTCCATTTAATTTAATTTAATTATTAATGACTTGACATAACATATTCTGAGCCTACTGACCATAGTTTTTTAGGCCCTCCAAAATTGGTTATAGTATCTGTAGATAAAGTAACCGTAGCGTATTTTCCTTTTATTCCTGATACATCATTACCCCATATAACCTCACCGTTTGTTGAGGCACTATTGTTAACTAAGTTTGCATAGTATTTGTTTTCTTTTCTTTCAAACCCATATCTATAAATAGGCGGAGTTAAAGCGGTAGGATAAGTATTCCCTAATGCATCATAAGCTCCTCCTAAATAACTCGGTATTAATGCGACTGTATCGTTACTTATTAACCAGTTACTATTTGTGTTCCATGTTAATCCAAATTGATCATTAAAGTCATATTGTTGAGTATCTGAAACAAAACTATCTAATTGCCAACCATTGTCTCCTTCATAACTAACTGTCTTAAAGTTCTTAGATATTCCAGAGTTTTCATTGAAAACTAAGGTGATGCTCGACTTATTATATATCGCGTAGAAAGTGTTGTTATTTACAATGTTACTATAGTGTTGCCATAACATACCGTTTTTTACAGTATAAACATTATTTTTTAAACTTGTTATTTGAGAAGGGTCATAACTAAAGAAACTAGTAAACCCACCACAGGACTCATCGAAGGCTACAGTATAATATGTTTTATCTGGGTTATTGAAAGAATGTTGTAAAGACAGAACGTATTGCTTGTTATGTATATCCCATCCGCCAAGAACTAAACCATTACCGTATTGTGCTGAATCTATATTTACAAATTCATCTCTAAAGAAATCGATCATCCCATTGCCTGATATTTCAGTTATGCCATCTTGAGACAATCTTAATACAGCACCTCTAAATCTGTCTGTGAAGTACTTTCGGTAGCCATAAACAGCAAAACTTAAAGGGTCCTTGCTTATGCCATAGTTTCCGGCATATTGTTGAATCTGGCCAATTACAGCAGCCCCAGAGGTTGTCATAGGTTCACCTTCTGCAGAATATACTGCGTCTTTATCTATTAATGCTCTACTAACCTTATTCTCCTGGAATATTATTAAGTTGGTATCTTCTGCATATAGTTTTTGTATAGATCCATTTGCTGGATCTGCACTCCTACTTATATCTTCTCCTACTGAGAATTCATTAGTTTGGTTTATACCAGTTCTAGAATTGTATATGCCAGAATATATTAACGAACTATTCCTAAAGTTAGCAGTAGGATCTTCGTCTACTATATAAGCTCTCACCCCAAGATTAGTACTTGTATTATTATATCCACCTTGAATTCTAGCTTCTTCTATAAACCAGTTATTTATATTTGGGTTTGGTACAGTTATAGCGGCTCCCCTAGGATACCCACCTATAGCCTGCGGAATACCTCTTGACCCGTTCCAAACAGAGTTTGAATTATAAGTATTATCTTCAAGATTATTTTTTAATATAAAAGTATTAAAATATTTAACTTCTATTTCTGCTGCCATGTTTTATATTTTTAATTACTTATTAAATTGGACTAAGTATATGCATTAGGTATTCTACCCATAACCCGCCAGCGTCTGTTAGTCTTAATACTAAATCATAACTAAATGTACCTCCTGGGTATCCAAAAGCAAAACTAACAGTACCTCGTTTAATAGGATTATTTAGTACAGAATTAGACACCGAAAATAGACCCGTAGCATTATATCCATTTATATTATCATGAGCGCTAGTTATAGACCATTGTTGATCCCATCCGTCTACTCCGCCCCCTGGATTAGATCCATTTGTTCCTGTGAATCTATGAATTGTTTGCCCTATAGGATAATAATAATTATCTATTTGACCAGAAATTATAGTAGGAGACATATTAATCAAAGTACCTACGACTGTAACATCGTTTATAATTCCGCCTGCATTGGTAGTAAATCTAAATCTATAAGAATCTTCTATAGCAGAATTAAATCCATAATAAAACCAATTATTAGTCTTTAAATAAAAAGTATCGTAAGGAAGTGAAGCTGGGAAATTTGGATCTGCCGTATTAAATTTAGGTATTCTTATTATTTCAAAATCAGTAGATCTGGGAGTGTTTAATAAGTTTGTTACTAACATTGAATCTACTAATATATCTGTTATAATAGCATCTGTAACATCTTTAAAAGCAAACCTAGTAGAACATTTTTGATCGTCTGTTGTATATTCATCCAAAAGTAATTCATAACCTTCAGTTCCAACGGCCCCTTGAGAACCGGTTAATATAGCGTTATTTAGTTCGCTTATTAAACCAACTGTAGAGGTTTCCCAATATATATCTAATAATGATTCATCTCCTTGTGTTTCTAATACAGCTAATGAAATAACTTTGTTAGCTGTAAGTCCACCGTATATAAGAGTTTGAGGAGCGCTCATAGTCCCAACGCCGTATATTGCAGGAGTTGATAATCTAGCCATTAATGGATTTGAACTAACCTCATAAAGAGCTTGAAAAGGATATGTTGGTGTAGTTGAAGTTACATTAAATAATGATTCTGTTGTGGCTATTGTATTTGCAAATAGAAAAGTGCTTGCCGGGTAATATTGAGCATTGGCATTGGAGGTGTCTTTAGGCACTTCTAATCCGTTATCTAATATATTATTCTCTACTCTACCGTAAAGTCTTACACTACTTCTAAATTGCAACTGAGCAGGACCTACTTGCGATAGATCTCTAGGCACCTTATTTATATTATCATTTAATAGTACTATATGAGAGGTTTTCCCAATAACTCTTTGAAAAGGTTCTACTGGATAACCGGCTAATACACCTGGTAAATAAACATTGTAATAATCTTGTTCTACTTGTTTTACTACTATCTTATATGAATACCAACCTAATGGATTATAATTTGATTCAGCACTATTTTCTTGATATAACCCAGGCCACCCTGTAGCTACATTTGGTATATCATTAGGTATAATTGAGTTAAATAAAACTTTCAAAGAATAACCCGGAAAATATAAAGCATTACCAAGATTACCAACAGTATTAACCTGTGCTACCGTTCTATAAGGAACAAATAAAGACGCCGCAATATATTCAATACCTAATTCTTGATTTCCTGTTGTAGAGTTCGATAATATAACTCCTGACTGTCTACCAAAAAGATCTTCTAATATTATACCTACTTGGTATGTTCTATTTTGTTTTAAACTATGATTAGGATACTCTATAATACTGGTTCTATTCTCGTTTACAACTAATGAAGGATTAAATTCTGACTTTTGTGAATATTTAACATTATAGTTTAAATACTGTGGATAAGTAGATTTGTCCTGATAATTACCATATATAACTCTATTGCTTACCACCTCTTGTGCTAATGCCCTTACTGGCACTTTATCATATACTCTAATTAATTCTTTTTCAGGTAGTGTTTTAAATGGTTTTTTAGAATCATAAGTATATTCATATATATTAGAACTTGGGGCAGACACCTCTATTTTTGATACAGGTATTGTATCAACCACCGATACTGATAAGTTAGTTGATTCTCTGTAAAGAATATCAACTTCTGTTATTTTATATTTAGATCTTAAATCACCACCGTTACAAGGCAACGGTATACGCAATAGTATTTTATTAACCTTATTTTGCATAAACTCAACTATAGTGCTTTTATAAGCAGCCTCTTGATCGTCTTCTATCCATTTAACTGGATTAGTATAAAAAGTAAAAAGAGTTCTATTGGGTATTACACCTGCTATAGCCTGCTTGCTCATTGTTAAATAAGGCGGACTCCAATCTACAACATAAGTTTCTAAACTAATCCAAGTTGCGTTTACTATTAGCTGCCCAGGCAATGGCACTATTAAGTTGTCTTCAAATTCGATAACGTAACCAGCGGTAAATCCAGCAGCCCCTTGGTCAGTATTTGTAGCCTTTGTGCCACTTATAACAGATACTTCTGGATTCTTTTTTCTTCCAAAATAACCATCTTGCTTTGGTATAAATGCAGATTGTGTAAACGGAGCATATATAGAATATTCCCCATCATCAAATTTAAACCTGTAACTAAATTTAACAAATTTGTCTCTTAAGTAATCGGTATCTCCTATATAATTTGTATCATAATAAGGATTAGCATTAAACTTTAATACTGTAGTATTCGTTACCGTTATAGGTATACTTAATACAACAGTATTCCCAGTAAAACTAATAACAAATGGGTTGCCGGCAATTGGTGTTCCGTTTCCTAATGTTACTCTTTGAAATGGCAATGGCCTAACGGGAGTTATAGAAGTAGTTGTTATAGAAGATGGAGGGGCTGTCGATTTATATGAAGTTGATGTAAGTAAGATTGTATCGCTGGTAGCATTTACATTTGATTTAGCGGAACAGCCTACAAAAGGCAAGTATTCGCTAGCTACATCGTACATCGTAGTTTCATAATCAGTTGTAGCATCTGGAGTTACGCTTAGCTTATACATTTCAATAGGGGTATAAGGATTTAGCTTTGCTACGGATATTTGTTCTTCTGTTGTATAATATCCTGGTTGTTGTTGTGCTGTAACAATATTAATCTTCCTAGGTTGATTTCTATTGTCTGTCCAAAATAATAATTCTTCCAATAAGTTAACGCCTATTACAGGGTTTGTTATAGAAAAGTTAAGGAAAGAGCCTTCTACAAGTTTAGAAATCAAACCGGTAGAATTATTATACATGTATATATAATTCTCTGCTACCTCATTATAAGAGGGCGCTCCTGCTGGTTGATTATAGTCCGTTAAAAAGAATAACATATTATTACTTTTTTCGTCCGTATAAGAACCAATACATTGCAAATTATCATTCCCAGTTATGTCTCTAAAATCTAATATTAATTCATTCCCTAATGAAGTTTGTAAATCACCTACATTAGAACCTTCTGATTTATTTATTTGTAGATTTAAAGCATTTCTGTATTCTCCTGGAGGAATTATCCTAGGATCTACATCCTTGTTCATTTTTGCTCCTAGGAAATTATTTTTAACTTCAGCCATTTAATTTTAGTGTTTAATCCATTTAGATTGACCTCTTAATACTTGAGTGATTTCCTCTAACTTGATATTAGATAATCTTATCTTTGTGTTTCTTAATTTAGCACTTCTTTCTTGCTTAAGTCTTTGTACTAAATATTCTGGTTGGTTTGATCTTGATGCGATTATACCGTGTAATATGTAAGCATACATTGCTTCCTCTGCCATTTTAGGTACTCTAGAATCTAAATCATAAGCAAGTCCATCAGAAACATATTCTAATACTATTAACTTGTGTACAAGATCACTGCTAAAAGATATTTTACCTTCCCTATCATTTATTGTAAAGTAACCATTAATATTAGCATATTGCGGATCCATTCCGTATCTTCTGCCATACCAAGCACTTTGAACCCACATATTACCATTATACCAATCTCCAACAAAACTATTAGAATCAAAACTAAGTGGTTCACCACTATGCGTTCTCCATCTTTCTTCAGTTAAAGATTCTCCTTCAATATTTGAATTAAAGTTATCTTGAACAGGTACACCTCTAGCATCCTGAATAGGATTTTCATAAGGGCTTATAGTTAAATTATTTGTAGGATATATAATATGTTTTACTCCGCCTTCATCGATCCAAGACATACGAACATAGTTTACATAGTCTTGGGGTATAACGATGCTTAAACTTGGCGGTATACTTAATTCTTGAGACTTAATGCTTTTTAAAGTATCATAACTAAATTCTTGCATACTTCTTTTAGCATGAAATATTACATCAGTTCTTTTAACAGAAGCAATTAATTTCTCAGGGCCAACATAAGCGCTCATAAAATTGTTTATAACATCATTTAAAGCAACATAAGCATATCCGCCATAATTCTGTTCTACAGTATTACCATAAGCGTCTTGATTGCCGTAATTACCACCATCTAATATCTTTAATTGTACAACTACATAATAATTATTTGGAATTGCAGTAGCTACTGATATAGTATTACCACTAACGGTAAAACCGGCCGTTCCAGAAAGCCCTTGCGGATATTCTAAAAATGTGCCAGGATAGCCAAATTGACTAGTATATAGTTTAAAATTATTTAAAGGGTAGTCAATATCTGTTGGGTCCCAAGCGGTAGTTCCGCCCGAAATTAAATCAGTATTAAAGGTTGTAGTAAAAGAACTTTGCCCAAGAACATTATCAACTTGATAACCTTGTGCTCCTTCGTAGTATTGTCTATTTGTTTCGGTTATTAAACCACCATTTGGTATCGGCATGTCTTATTAGCTTTTTGAATTAACTTCTTCTGATTGTGCTTTTTGAGATGCTGCTTGTACAATTTCAGGATCACGGATTATAACACCTGCATAACCAAGTATTTTTATTATAATATTTGTTTTTTCTGTAGGATCTAATTCAAACTGTACTGAAGTTGTTGAATCATATATATAAGGGCCAGTAGTCCACGGCACTCCAGCATTAGGAGTTGTAGGCAATCCTTTATAACCCCAAATTATATCATTTGGTTTTCTAATATAACTGCAAGAAATAACATTTGTATTTATTGTTTTTGGATAAATATATATACGAGGGACAGAAGTATCATTACCGGTAATTCCAGCAGTTGAGTTTTCGTATAAATAAATTGGAAATGTAGTAGTAGGCTTAGTTAATGTAGATAAATTTAAGTATAATAAATCGTTCTTTTGAACTCTTTCTACTTCAATTTCATCTTTGTATATAATTGTTCCAATACGATGTGTATTAGTTGGAGCCGCGTAATAAGGTATCATACCCATTGGAGCTGTATATGTACAATTGCCAAATGTTTTAAATATAGATATTTTATTGTCTACATTTTTTTGTCTATTAGCATACTCTGCATCGGTTTGCGGAACTCTAAGTTGTTGGTTTAAATCCTCAAAATATGTTTCAAATATTTCTTGTTGAACTTGACTACCTATCTTATTAAATTCTTCAGGCGTAATATATCCCCTCTGCTCTTTATTGAGTATTAATAAAACCGTTTTATATACTGAATCTACATTTACTGCCATCTGTTATCTTTATTATAATATTTAGGCAGTTATTGCAGTTTTAAGTACAATAACCGCCTATATATTATTATTACGTATTATTTTAATTTTTTCTCTATAGACTTGAAAATTTGTATACCTTCGTCAGTCTTAAAGAACGCAGCCATTGCAGAATAAGGATTCTCATCAAATGGCACTGTCATTAATTTTCTATCATTCTCTCCCCACATAAATGTTCTTTGATCTTGTGATAGTTTAATTATTCCCATCTCAGTAGCCCTAATAGCTAAATTTCTAAGCGGTACATTATCGTCATTGGCTAATTCTAAGAACAAAGAAGGATTTCTTCTAGCTAATAGTAATAAATCTCTTTTTATCTCCTTAGAACTCATCTTATTGACTCTAGAACCAACTTCTACTCTTACAATAGCTTCTGCAATATCAATGTCCATACTAAATGCAGCATTCATTGCTTCTACTTCTAATTCTAAATAATCTAAATCATCTTCAGCTTCTTCAACCGCATTGAATTCGGTATACTTAATATTTAAACCTGGGTGATATATAGATAATAATTTTTGTAAATTTTGTTTTTCTTTTGGGACAAACAAAGTTCCATTTTCAAATATAATATGTCCTAATGTAGCCTGCCCTTTTTGGTCTTTAACCAAAGGAGAGTTTTGATTTGTTGCATATCTTATTTCTTCTTGTTCGCCTGTTACTTTATCAAACCATAACAATGGGTATCTAAGAGTGTGTTTACCTTGCAAAGTATATGTTAACGATGCATGACTATCCGCAATTAAATACGTTCTATCTTTGATTTCCCAGTTATTCTTTGGAGGTTTAACCTCAATAGTTTTTGGTTTTTCAACCGTTTCAATATAATCTAGTACTTCAACATTATTTGTTTCTGCGTACTCTACTTCTTTAATCTTTGGTTTTTGCGTTGTCGCCATAATATAATATAATTTAATAAATTTTTAAAAGGTAAAAATTACCCCCGTAGTTTCAACGAGGGTAATATTACCATATTTTTACACTGATGCAGTAAACAATACGAAATTGTTAGCAGCTTGTGTAACTAAACATCTTTCAGACAAGAAGTGTACTTGCATTGCATCAAGATCAGAAGTGTAAGCACCTCCAACAGATCCAGTGATCCAAGATTTCATTCTTCTGTCATCAGCTTGGTTAGCTCTATAACGAACGTGTAAGAAAGGTCTACGGATGTTAGTACCTAATTGTTGATCGTATACAGTAGATGTTCCAGCAGGAATAAGCACACCATCAATTGATGTATTAGCCATACCTCCACGAGTAGATGCATCATTCAAATATTTCCAATCAGTTTTGTAGAAATCGTAAGATCCTCTTCTAAATCCAGAGAAACCTAAGTTTAAAGCCATTTGCTCAGAGTTTTCAAATAAACCGTAAGCAACGCCTCCAGCAGCACCAGAAGATAAAGAAGCTAACATATCATCAAAGTCAAGAGAAGTAGCTCTGTTCAAGAAGAACATGTTTTCCTCAATAGCTCCTTGAGTATCTAAGTTTTTCAAGATTGAATCAAAATCACTTAAACCACTTGCAGCAGTAAAGTTGTTTACGATATTACCTCTTTCTTTGATAGCAGCAAAAAGACCTTGAGTTCCTTTATAAACAGCTCCGTCTCCAGTAGCAGCAATATTAGCAACTCCAGAAGAAGCAGCAGCCAATTCACCTTCAATTACAGACATTTCTAAATAATCTTCAAAACGCAATCTTGTTTCAGATTCAGCTTTTAAATACCATAAGAATCCACCAGTTCCATCTTCAGTAGCAACTTCAACCCATCCGATTTGTGCAGTATCAGATCCAGAAATTTGGTATCTTTCTTTGATAATGATTGGAGAGTTATTGTATTGAGAGAAAGAAGGTGTTACAGCGTTAATAGACGCGTCAGTAGTTCCTTTTTTGAATTCAGAACCGTAAACAAAGATCTTAAGAGTTGTTGCTCCAGTAAAGTTTACAGCACCTGAAGTTAAACTAGCTTGAGTATAAGTAGCAACTGTAATTGTAGCAGTAGTAGATACTGTAACAGAAGCAGTAACAAGAACTTTAAGTTCAGCACCTGTAACAGGGTTCATAACTACTAAAGTTTGTCCCGGAGAAACAACGTTAGCAACATAGTTAGCACCTGATCCACCAGTAGTGAAAGTTAAAGTAGTAGCAGTAGCACAACTTACATCTTTGTAAGCAATGTGTAATCTGTTTTGTTCAGACCAAATAACTTGATCAGAAGACATTGGCATTTCAGCTCCAACCATACGCAAGAATCCAGAAAGAGTTCTGTTTCCGTAACGCTCTACTTCAGCTTCGTAGATTTCAGGTAAATATTGTTGAGCAAAATCATTACCACTTCCATTTGCGAAGTTTAAGTAATTCGTTTCTAATGCTTGTTGTTTTTGAGACGGTTTAATTGAACCGAATTGTGGAGTCACATTTGACATAAATTTTTAATTTTAATTGTTAAATTTTTTTGTTTGTATTCTTAATTTAGAAGAATCAAAACCACTAATAGATTTAACCTTCAAACCATTGATGAAAACCTCTCCAGACGTTTGTCTTGGTTGAGCAGCTCCAGGGTTTTTTGAGTTAGATACTACTTCCTTAATTGCATCAGCTTTTCCTTGTTCATAAAAGTGTTGCGCAATCTTATCAGAATTCATAGCGGTATACAAAGCCTTGTGATAACTTTTTGTGTCATTAACATTTCCTTCTTTATCTAGGAACTTCCCGATGAAATTGTTAATATCTGACTGGTTCTCAGCGATTTGATCGTTGTTTTGTACAGTGTATCTAAATCTTTTATCTCCAACATTATATTCAAAACCTTTGAAATCGTTGTTAAATAAACTTTTAGTGTCCTGTTTGAAACGTTCGTGTCGCGTTTTAGACTTGTCTTCGTTCTCCTTGTATCGGTTAAAAAAGTCAGAAGCTTCTTGTTGGTCTTTAGTTACGCCGGGTCTCAACTTGATTTCGTCGTAGTATTTGTCTTTAAGATCCTCTAAGAAATTTCTTGCTTTCGCAACCTCTTCTTTAAATGCGAGTTTTTTCTTTTTGATGTCTCGCTCATCATCTTCGTCTTCATCATAACTAAATTTATCTTCCATTAAGAATTCAATCTCTTCAAGATCTAAATGTGGTCGTGATTTTTTATAATATTCTTTTATTAAAGCTTCTTTGTTTACTGAAGAATAATCAGTACTTAGTCTAACATAATCTTCAACAGTTCCACCAGTCTCCTCCATAAAGGTAACTAATTTTTCGATGTTTTCAGGTAATGGTTTTCCAGTAATAATTTGTTCCTGAATATGTTTCTCAACAGCTTCTTCAATAACTTGAACTTCTACTTTTACTTCTTCGTCTGTAATTTCTTGAATAACATCTTCAAAGGTCCCTTCGTTTCTTTGCTCCATTTCTCGCAATTCCACTTCGGGTTGTTCTGTGCGTAACATGCTTTCTGTTGTGCTTTGCTTTTGAACGGCATCTTCATCTAGTGTTAAATTTGGTATAACAACTTTTGTTATCTCTTCATTTACTTTAGGCGTAGATAAATCTACTTTAATAACCTTATTTTCCTTATTTAAACTTTTAGGAACTTTTGGTTTTGGCATTTTAAATTCACCCTCTTGTTTAGTGATTTCTGACATAATATAATAATATAAAATTAGTTAATAAGTATTCTTACATACCAAACATTCCCCCTAAATCATCTACGGATTCAAAGTCCTTTGGCATTGCATTATTTTTTCTTTGGTCTATTAATTCTGATTGTTGAGTGGCTTGTATCTTTGTTCTTTTATCTTTTCTATCTTCTGCTTCTGTTTGCAGTTGTTGTTTTGTTTGTATGCCTGCCTGAGCTAACTGAAGATCATATTGGAATTGTTGTTCCATTATCTGTTGTTTGAATTGCATTTCTGCTTGCATTTTTTGCATATCAAACTGAGACTTAGCTTTCTCTATGTTTATAGTTTCTTGTGTTAAAGCTTGTTGCTTTTGAACTTCAAACAAAGCCGCTTGTTGTGCTGTTTGCTGATTTGCTTCTGCCTGTGCTTGAATGTTTCGCATTTGTGCTTCTTGAGCAGCTTTTTGTTTTTTGTTCTTTCTTAATTTTAGCATTTGATTTGCTAATTTTAAGTTTCTAATTTGCCTAACATCAATGGCGTCATCAAGATCTATTCCACCGCTTTGTAAAGCAACTTGAATGTTTTGTTCTAACATTGCTTTTTCTTCTTCATCAGGCTCTAATTCTAAATAGATACCAAAATCATGAAGGTTTAAGTTTTTAATCTCTCTTAAAGTAGCCGTATTATAAGTTGTTATACTTTGTTCTAATACTTTAGCTGTTAAAGGGTAATCTAGGCAGTCTGCAATCCTAAGGGATATGTTTTCGCACGTTCTAAGGGTTAAAAACAAACTAGACTGTAATATATGTTTCGTGGCAGTATTTGACGCGTTAGCAGCCATCTTTTGCAACCCAACTAAAGTATCTCTTTCTGGTGCACTTCCGTCACGAGCTTCATTAAGTCCAGTAACGTCTCTTATCATTTGTAAATAATATTGATAAGTCTGTATAAGAGCTGCTATTTTCGCTTGTCCAGAAGAACTAGTTAATTCTTGAATAGGTACTCTTGCTAAATTCTGTCCACCATCTTGTGTTAGTGATCTACCAATTATACTACCAGTTTGAAAGTACATATTTAGTGCTTCCGCTGGATTGTAATTTGTACCATTACCTAAATCAATTTCTGATAATCCATCAATATCTAAAAACACCCCATCAGGAATTATCTTAGACATTACTTGTTGCAGTTTTAAGTGCGTTAGTTGGATCATATCCGCAAACCCTGTAATCTTATTAACTGTAGAATCAATTCTACCTTTATACATTCTAGGAGCAGATATAACGTAGTTCATTTCTACCTTAGTAGTATCAGCATAAGGTCTAGACATATTCTCTGACATCTTCCATTCTAGCATGGTAGTAGTACCAAGAATTTTAGCTCCCGTATAAAGTACTTCTATAGTTCTAGATATTCTTTCAAAATTATCATTTGGTGGAGGATTGAAATCATCTGTTTTTTCAATAGCTTTTTCTAATCCATTATCACCATATTTTATTTTAAATACTTGGTTCATATAAGTCTTATATTCAAAATATAATACCTGAACAGTATTTTCATCGTAGTTACCCCAACCAGTGATATATTGTCTATTGCCTGGCATTTGTTGTATTTTATATAACTCCTCGTCAGTTATATTTGGGAACTCCTTCTTTAATTCTGGGATAGTAACCGCTTTAACTTCTCCAACATAATATATATCATCAAAGTTAGGATCTTCAGTATACGAATATACCAAGTAAGCAGGATCAACATATTCTGTTTTTATTCCTTCAGATACGTTAAAGTTTGTTTTTACACAAGCAATACCTAAAACTGTTAAATCATAGTTTAATCTTCTTCTAGTTAAATCCCATTTGTTTGCAGCCAATACATTATTAATTGCTTCTTCTTCTGCAATCTCAATTGATTGCTTATAAGATAACTGCATGTGCAAATCTAACTCTTCTTGATTTTCAGGTAATTTATCCGCAGATAATGGCGAAGCTGAAAAGTCTTGACCGGTAACACCCGTAGCTTTTGTTAATAGATCTTGTGAATACATATCTCTCAATACAGACTGAGCGTAATCCGTTCTACTCTTTAAAGACTCTTGATCTTGCGCGTACGCTTTTATATCATAAGTTTTTTGAGACATACCGTTAACCACAATATCTACAAATTTAGATATAACAGGCACTGGTTTCCAATCTATATTAAGATAAGATAAATCACCATTAGTTGCTAATTCATCTTTGTATTTTTGCACTGATTGTTCTCCTCTAGCATATAATCTTAACTGATGAAAGTTATTCCAATTAGACACATATCTATTCTGGCTAGTTCTCCCTTGGTCAAACCATTCTTGCTCTATAGCGCGAGATACTTGTAGTCCGTATTCTTCGGATGCTTTATCTGCATCACTAACAACTTGACTAGGAAACGCGCTATTTGTATTTGTGTATATATTCATTAATTGTATATTTTTGATGAAGAACCTGTATTGTCGTATTTTTTAAATCCTAAATCATGTACTTGTCTAACTAAAGGAACGGTAGGAACATATCTATGTTTATTGCACGCCATTATAGCAAGTCCAGAACTAATAGAAGCATCGTGTTTTGTTCTATCATTAATATTAAATCTGCCCCAGTCGTTTAATGTATTGTTAAAATACATATCGCCATATCCTTGTTCTGTTATTCCAACGTGATGTTCTATATAAGATTCTATAGCCGCAGCATGTGCTTGTTTAATATCTTCGCTTGAGTTTGGTATTCCACCAATGTCTTTTTCAGTTATAGATAACTTATTCCATATCTTATCAGGTCTATTCATAGAGTAACCTCTATAACCTCTTCTTTTAAAATGAAACAACAATCTAGGCTTATTATTTTCAGCGAGTATTGGCATACCATAAAATATGCACGCCATTAAAACTTCTTCAAAGAATATCTCCGCGGTTTGTGGTCTTGCAATATATTCTAGAAAGAAACTATTTGGCGGCACGTCTTCCATTGAAAATTTAGTTAATCCGCTTAAAGCTCCATTAGATCCTTTACCATCTACTGTTCCTGATATATCATAAGGATCACAACCAAAAGCGCCACAATGTTCATTGCCAGGATATTTAATGCCATTTTTTATTATAATATTATTTTGAAGATGTACCGGAGGGATCCAAGAAATTAAAAATCTACCATCTTTATTTGGATAGAATATAACTCTTGTATCGGCTATCCCGTTGTCCCATTGGAAACTACCGCGTGTTAAAACACTTGTGTTTCTTATGTCTTCATTATAATCTATTTGTTCGTATATTTTAGTAAGATTAAACAAAGATTGCTTTGCTTCATCCCTAAACGCGTGTTGTTCTGTTCTTGGAAATTGTCTGTAGTATTCGTTTAAGCCATCTTGATCAGATTTTAAACCATCTACTTCATTTTGCCAATGCTCAATAACTCCATAATCTATTTCGTTTCCGTCAACCCCTTTGATTGGCTTTTCTGGAGTATCGAATACAGGTAACCCATAAGTATCAATGAATCCCTCGTAGGACCACTCCATAGGTATAAACAAACTATATAATCCTGAGCTAGTCTGTCCGTTGCGGTTTCTTTTTGTAACATCAGAGTTATAATAAAGTTTTTTAAAATTCTCTCCTCCTTTATCTAAAGCGTTTGAGGTTGAACCCATCATACATTTACCAATAATCTTACTACCTAATCTTAGAGTTGTTTTTGTAACCCTCCAGTTATTTAATATATTATCAGGTCTTTCCCATTTACCACTCTCATCATGTACCAAAAGTTTTAACTTTTCACCGTCATAAGAGTTATCTCCAGTATTTTTCCAGTCAATCGTTGTATCTAGTCCTTCAAGTTCTTCTAATCTTTCATTAGAATCTAACTTTCGTCTTGTTAGTTTCGATGCTGGAATCCTATATGCAAGTTCTGTTTTAGGTCTATCCATACCATCTTGGATAGGTTTAAAAAAGAAAGGATAATTAATTGAAATCGGCACAACCTTATCGGTAAACATTGTTTTAGCATCCGCTCCTTTTTTAGATAGGATACCAAATCTTGAGTCACTTGATATAGTCGCTAAGTTAACTAATTCAGCGGATGACATAAATGAAAATCCAGAACGTCTATTTTTTAAATAGCACATTCCGTATGCTCTATTATCTGCTTTACAAGCTTCCCAAAATATAAAGAACAATCTATTTGACTCCCTGTAATCAGGCGCTCCAATATCTATTTTGCTCCATTGTAAGTACATATAATGTGTACCTGTTATATAAGTTGGTTTACCGTTATTATAAAAGAATAAACCTTCCTCTCTATATTTGAATTCATTATCTATGTAATCATACCAGCGATCCTTAAAAGAATCCGTTTGTTTATTCCAATCAAAAGTACTTTTAATTTTACTTAACTCTTTTGGGAATTCCATTTGCTTCCAGTACTGTTCCTCTTTATTTTTAGACTTAGAGTATACATTTTCCGCTAATGGTAAGGCTATTTTTAAATTCTGGATTTCAAGTATTTCGCCAATCTTTCCAGTCTTACTAATAACAACCATATCATGATCCTTATTGTATCCATATTTCCATTTATTTAGGCGGTTATTTTGTTTTATAACACTAGACTTTACGTAGTCTGAGGTTACTTTATATAGTGTTTGCTCGTACATTACCTAGATCTCCCTTCTGCAAAGCCTTTAAACACTTTTGTCTCTGCTTCTTTATCCCCCTCAATTAATAGTTTTTCTTCTTCTTCAATCCTGGTTAGAATTTCAAAAGCATCAAAGATTGCTAATTTTTTTGTGGCTGCAGCGTTCTTTAATTTATCGGCTGACAAATCATCGTCCCCATTATTTAGAATAGCCTCTTCAGCTACTTTAATTAATTCAAGTACTGCTTTGTGTCCAGCTAGGATTATACTCTGCTTCGTTTCCTTTATATTCATATTTAATTACAATATCATTAGATTTCATACAATAAAGCCTTTGTCCTTCAATGACAAATTCAAATTCTCCGTTAGGAGTATAACCCACAAGGTCTCCCTCGTTGATTTTAAGCGCTTCTAAAGAGCTATTACCGTATTTTAATATACCAATAAGGCTTTGTTCTTTATCTAACTTTAAATGATCAATATTCTTTAGAGGTTTAATAAAACATCTATCGCCAAATGATATCCATTCTTTATCTCTTTTATATAAATAAATTTGATCTATATCACAAAAATATAAATCATTCATAAAGTATGATCTACTATCTTTTTGTTTTCCTTTCATGTCATAGAATCTTCTAAAAACATTATGGTGTATTACTACAAAATCTCCTACTTTAATACTTGTTGAATAAGCTAGCGGGATTGAAACAACCTCCGCTAAGTTATTCACAGATTTAAAACTTTCTATTTTTGTATTAAGTATTAGGCTTTTGCCATCTACCTTAATTTCATTATCGTACCTATTACCTACTGGTTTTACGATAAAATTAAATACACTTGTCATTAGTATTCTAAATCATATTCTACAGAGATAGCCATATTAGAATTAAATTTCTTCCAAGGCATTACCTCATCTCCTTTTTTTATGTATATATTATATGAAGAATCTTTATCACCATATATTATACATGTTATTTCGTGCCCTCCATAAACGGATTGTCCCACAGAATAATGCATCGCCTCATTTTTATAATCAGCACCTATGCTTATCTTTCTAATAATATTATCCATTATTTAGAAGTATCTTCTAATGCTTCTTCAATTAAAGTATAAGACCCATCTTCCAAATTAATATTAATTGCGCCATATTCTTCTTGCAATTCAACTTTAAACTCTTCTGCGGTTTTATTCACTTCTGCCACCTGATGTAATAAACTATGCTTTTGTGATTCTAATACCCCAATATTTGTTATAATGCTTGCTAGTTCTTTTTGATGTTTCACAATTGTACTTAATTGATCTTCTTTAATCTTGTTTGTTGTTTTCATTTTATTTAATTTAATTGTTAATTATTTATTTTATTATATTCCGCAACTATTATATGCAGGGCCAGTAACATCATAATAATCACCAACTCCTGGATCCAATTCGTAAAAAGCACCTAATAATACTCTAATACCAACATTATAACTATATACATATTGACCCTCTTGCCAATCCACACTAGACACGTATTGTGTGGCTGTAGATGTGTAAGTTGTTCCGTTACAATCAATGGGAATATTAAACCACCCAGATCTTAAGATTACTGGGGCATTACCCGAAGTTGCATTAGGCCAACCTATTCCAATACCCATTTTCATTAGTAAAGTGCTACTATGTCAGAGCAAGTTGTAACCGCATCACCCCCGTCACTGACAAATACGTAATCTACTATAACTGGAAAAAATGTTCCATCTGGTACGTTCTTAAATATTGTAAAAATATTATCGTCAGTATTACCGCCAATAACATTACAAACTAAAGTGCCTCCTGTACCAATATATAAAGCAGCCGAGTTTAATTTTTGTCCATTACTAATAGTGTCCCCAACAGGCCCAATATTTTTTGCTCTTGTTCCAAAATCTGGTTGATTACCGTATTGTCCCATAATTATTTTTTAAATATTTTATTGTATATTTTACTTTTGTTTTTTGTTTTAAGTCTAAACTCTAATACAGTATCACCTGGAAAAGAATAATCTTCACCTGGCTCCATCAATTTAGAATTGCCTTCGTTATCAATACCCAAAACGGGGAAACCTACGTTTTTCATTGTGATTTCCCCGCTAGGAGATTTAAACTCTAATACCATATCCCCAGGAAACTGAATTACTTCTTCTCCAGGTTGCATTAGTTTTTCATTGCCTAAATTATCAATACCTAAAATAGGGAAATCTACATTTTTCATTGTGATCTCCCCACTAGGTATTACATTATAAGGTCTATCTTTATCAGGACTATTTCTTTTATAGCCTGTTGTTGATAGATTTTTCATTTATTATTTACCAGCTATTTTTAGCCTGTAATTTTGTCCCACAGCATTTGCTGATCTAGCATCTTCAGTAGACGATTTTTTAGACGCAAATTCTTTTTTCAAAGCCTCAACAGCTTTTGGGTTTCTAGCTTCAGCTTTCTTAATAACCTTGCCAGCAGAATCTGTAATGAACATGTCGTTAGGCGATTTCTCTAATCCTAATTCTTTACCGGATTTTAATGATTTCTCGTAAGATTTAGCTTGAGTTTTACCAGATTTAATATTTGTTTCTGTTCCACCCATTAATCCAGTTCCAGGAGCTTTGTTAGCAAATCTTTCTGCCGATTTAATTTCAGCATAAGTATCACCCATAACTTCTTTCTTAGCAACGTCTGCTCTTCTTTTCATTGTTTTTGGACCTTCTTGTTTAAAAGGAGAAGGAATTCCATGTCCAGTTTTTGCGTTATTCCCTCTTCCTGGTGATTGTGTGTATGCCATTTTGTTTTATTTTTAGTTGTTTGTTATTTTATTTTTGTATATGTTACGGAGCCATTGATAGGTCCTTTAATTATGCATTGTAAAGTATTGTTGTCAATAAAAGTATAAGTACTTTCAATTTCCCAGTTTTTTTCATCACATATAGTTTTCACTACTAATTCACCTTTTATAATTTTCATTGATAACAATCTTAATGGAACTCCATCCATTGTATCAAATTCAACCATTTGTAAATTAGCTTTGGCATCTAGCCAAAAAACTATGTTTGATGAATGTTTATCTGGCTCCCAATACCCAACTAGATTATTAGAACTAATTTTTGATTGAGCAAAAACATTAAGACTTAATAATGCAAAAACAATAATTAAAAATACTTTTTTCATAATTAAATAATATTAGATTTATATAATACTATTATTACGCATATTATATATTATTTAACTTGTTTTCCTTGTTTAGCATATGCTTCTTTTTCCCAAGGAAGATTTTTAGCTCCTTCTTTCATTGCTGAACGAGAATACTTTTTTCCTTTCCACATTACATGAGTGTCTGTGTAATCCAGATCGCCACGTTTCATTTGGTCAATATGAACCATTTCATGTTCTATTGTTTTGCTTTTTTGTAATTCTAATGGGGACACATTCTTATTTACTAGTATAGTCCCATTTGATTGAGCCATACCTAAAACATTGTCATCCATGTCCGTACTATAAATAGGTGTATTATTAGCGTTATAAGGCGCTCCTTTCATTGTAAATGCCATTTGTATACGGTTTAAATTATTAAATTCCCCTATAAATTACTCTATAGGGGATTTAAAGTTTGTATTATGATACTGCAGCCGCGGTAACTGTTACCCCAGAAGGTAAAACTACTGGAACCAAAATTGGGCCAGCTGGACTTACAATAGCAGAAAGAACTGCATTATAAAAGCTAGTAGTTGTAGCCCCAGCAACGGCTAATGTAATGATTTTTGTTCCTAAATAAAGTACTACTTCAGTAGCACTAACATAAGCCACGTGTGTTATAGCGTTTGTATTTAGTTGTAATGTTGGTGTACCAGTAATGGTTGTTGCAATAGAAATAAAATTTGCCATGTTCCTGTTTTTTTTGTTATTTTGTTATATAAAGAATGTTAATTACTAACATTTTTTCATTTTAATCGGAGCTTCTTTAACTACTTTAGTAGGACCTGATGGTCTTGGCGTAGATTTTACAGCCCCTTTGATTGCGCCCATTGCTCCCATTGTTTGTTTCATAGGAGACTTAGCTTTTCCGTATTCTTTTTTCATCTCAGCTTTCGACTCGCCTTTTTCGTGCTTCATCATTGCTTTCTTAGAAGAATAATTTTCTCCCGTTGCTTTTTCTTTAACTGATTTCTTTTTTAATAATGGTGATTTCATAATTTAATTTTTAAAATGTTGCGCCAATAGGCGGAAATAATTTTTTAACATTACCTAATAATGGACCTTTACCTAACACATAATTTTCTTGTGGCATAATAGCCCCGGTTTTTTTAGGAGCTTTTAAGTTTGCATTGCTTGAATAATCTGTTTTTAATTGACCTCCAATATTAAATTGATTTTCTGTTTCAACTTCTGGTCTACCAGAAAGCTTAGTATTAACATTAACCGGAGTTCCTTTAGAGCCTACATCAGATTTTAAAGTTGGCTTGTCAATTTCATTATAAGTGCTAATTCTAGCGTCTACTGCTTTTTTTCTAATTCCTACTCTTTCTTCTCTTTTTTCAAGCCTTGCTCTATTATCAAGATTGTCATTATCAGAGTTCATTAGTTTTTTGTCATGTAATCTCTCTTGCTTTTTACCAAGTCTTTCTGACCTTTTAACATCTGAAGCATTATCATCAGCCGCTGTTCTGCTGCCTAATGCGGCTCCAAATACTTTACCAAATCCAGCAATAGATTCAGCAACGCCTCCGTCACTATAAGTAGATTGGCCAGTATACCCACCAGACTCATAAGCACCGCCTTCTCCTCCCTGATCTACCATACTTCTTTGAAGATGGAATGGAGAACTACTATTTTTTTTAACTAGGTTTAAAGCCATGTCGTTAAAATTTACCTTTAGCTCTTTGAGTTATTGGGCCATAAGCGCAAGTTGGTTTATCATTGTTTAATACAATCCCGGCTATTCCAGAACTAGAACCCTTACCTTTTGGCAAAGAGTCTGTATTAAAAGGACCATTCCATAACGCATTAGCTCCAACTCCTGAGTCAGCAGCTGTTTTGTCATGAGAATCCATTGGATGTTTTTTAATGTTTAAATTCATAATTATTGATTGTTTAAATCGTAAATAGGTGCTATTGGTGTTTGTACTCCCATTGGAGGTGCTAACGGAGCATTTGGATCTTGATTCATTGTGGGATCCATTGCTAATCCTGTTAATGGATCTACCATTTGCATGAATGGGGAATTAGGCACAGCCTTACCCATCATTTTTTCTATTGTACCCGAATTGCTAAAAGCTTTAGGGCTAATCTTGTTATATTCCATTTGTTCTTTTTTTAATTGTGGTAACGGTGAAAACATACTGCTAGGATCTGCTATTGTGTAATCGGCTTGGTTGCTAAACATCGAGCCTCCGTTTGTTCTATCGTAAATAGTAGTATTATGTGAATCTCTTCTATTTATACCTGAACCGTGCGTTCCTTGCATTACTGATTGAGGCCCGCCGTCAACTGTATTTGTAGGTACTGCTCCAAACCGATTTCTACCTCTTTGTTTAACCGTATTCGCAGATGCAACAGGTCGTACCGTAGAGGCCGTTGGTATTACTGGACTAACTGCTGCAGCCGCCGCTTCCCTGCCTTTAGTAACAAAACTATTTGGAGCAAAACTTGCTGTAGCATTACTAGCAGCTTCCGGACGACTAAAACTATTAGTATTAGTTGCGGCAGTTTGTGTATTGTTCGCCGTTGCTT